AGAAGGATACTTTTAAGACAGCGTTCGAGCTTGACCAGAGATGGCTTGTAGAGTTCGCTGCGGATAGACAGAAGTTCATTGATCAGTCCCAAAGTCTTAACCTCTTCATCCCTGCTGACGTTGACAAATGGGATCTTATGATGCTGCACTTCAAGGCGTGGGAATTGGGTGTTAAGTCCCTTTACTATCTCCGCTCTAAGTCTCTTCAACGCTCTGGTTTTGCTGGTGGTGTCGAGAGAGATAACACCCTTGATCCACCGAAGGTCGAAGTAAACACAACTGATTATGAGGAATGTCTTTCATGCCAATAGGCCTACTAACTCCATCCGTAGGCTACAAGCCCTTCCGCTACCCATGGGCTTACGAGATGTGGAAGAGACAGCAACAGGTCCACTGGCTACCTGAGGAGATCCCTCTTGGCGAGGACATCAGGACTTGGAACCAGAAGCTCACAAATGAAGAGAGAGGTCTGTTGACTCAGATCTTTCGCTTCTTCACTCAGGCCGATATCGAGGTCTCTGATAACTACCAAGAGCGGTTGTCTCAGGTGTTCAAACCTACAGAGGTGAAGATGATGCTAGCGGCTTTCGCTAACATGGAGACAGTCCATATCGCCGCCTACTCTCATCTCATCGATACTCTTGGGCTTCCTGAGGTTGAATACTCTGCATTCATGGACTACGCAGCCATGAAAGACAAGCACGACTATCTGACACAGTTCAATGTAGAAACACCAGAAGATACTGCCTTGACTTTGGCTGTGTTCGGCGGGTTCGTTGAGGGGCTTCAACTCTTCGCTAGCTTTGCGATGCTCATGAACTTCCCTAGATTTAACAAGATGACTGGCATGGGGCAGATCATTTCATGGAGTATTCGCGATGAGTCCCTGCACTGTGAAGGAATTATACGACTCTATAGAGAATACGTTAGGGAGAAATGGGGGAATAGCCCACCGGAATCCCTTAGATCCCGGATCACAGAAGCATGTGCGACTATCGTTGATCTTGAGGACGCATTTATTGATAAAGCTTTTGAGCTTGGTGGAGTCCAAGGGATGGAACCTTCTGACATTAAACGGTACACTAGATATATCGGAGACTGGAGACTTACTCAACTTGGACTTAGCCCTATCTTCGGAGTAAAAGAACACCCCTTGCCTTGGCTGCCCCCTCTCATTAATGGTGTAGAACACGCTAACTTCTTTGAGACTCGGGCGACTGAGTATTCGAAGGGAGCCACTAAGGGAACGTGGGAGAACGTCTGGAGCACCTTCGATGGACGATAACAAAACTGTCACCCTATCTTATACAGAATGGCGAGACATCAAAGACGCTATTGAGAAATGGGCCGGTGAACAATACAGAGACGAAGACTATGATCGGTTCATGCGGTTATGGGACTCAATCGATTACCAAACATCTTAAATAGATAAAAGAAAAGCCCCTAGGCGGAACTCTTACGAGAACCATCTAGGGGCTATTTTTGTGTCTTCTATCGATTGAGACTATCCGCCCAATCGTGAACTATCTTAAGTCGAGCAGTATTCTCTGCACAGATATGAGCATCATCTATTGTGATAAGAATTCTGGTACTCTCACTGGAGCTGTCGCTGCCAGAGGTAGTTGTGCTGGTGCTGGACAAATCGATTGTACCGGCAGGACGCTGAGAGGCCGAGGCTTTGTAGCGCACGATACTAGCGTTAAACTTGTTAAGCAAAGAAGCGTAAGCTTCGTCAGCTTGTTTAGCTTTGAGGGCATTCTGTTGTTCCTGTTCACGGGCTTTCTGAGTTGAAATAAGAGCGGCATCTGATTGAGCCTTCTCGTAGTTGAGAATGGTTATAGAATGCGCTGAGCGCTCCTCAGAGAGGGCATTGTCCTTGGCTTGGTATCCTATATACCAACCAACGTTAGACAGCATGAGAAGGGTTCCTAGCCCAATAGAGAGGTATTTAAACATAAGTCATACACAGTTTATATTCATCAGCCCTTCGATTGATGAGCCCTTGTTTCTTTGTCTTACCAACGTAGACCCAACTATTGAAGTTAGCACACGCTGAGCGAATGTTGCCTTCCTTAAATCTCTTGGCCACAGTGGAGTAACAATACTTCGGAGTTCCGATGTTGTACGCAAGAGATGTAGTAGCGGCCAACTGATAAGGTCTGTTAGCAAGCTCAGGCGAACACTTAAGGACTTCGTCTTGAAAGTGTTTGACAGCCTTGTTTAACATCGAAAGACATTCTTGGTCTGAGTATCTCCGCATAGGGACACGGGTTTCTCCGTAACACACAGTAGGAATGCCAGCTAGATCTTTGTAAGGGTCATTTTTCTTTCCTTCATAAGTAGCGATCTTGGGGACAGCTAAGGCTAGCGCCAGAGCCGCCCCCGTGGCGATAACAGGTCGAGCCACCATTACATCCCCCTGAAGTAATCAAAGAAGAACGAACCTGCAAGGGACAGGACGACACCGAAGATAGCTGATGCAGCCCAGAAGACACCTTGCCCTTGATTCTTCAATCTGAGAATGTCATCGAGTTTCTTATTGATTTCTTTCTGAGTCTCTTGGAATGTCTCCATTTGAGTTTCCAATTTAGTAATCCTCTCGGCAAATCTAATGTCAATTTCCGCCATTGTCGTCCCCTTCATCATTAAAACTCTCGACCATTCCTAGAGGGACCTCAGCGGTTTCAGGGAAGACATTGTCGAGGAAGTACTCTTTAGTCTGTTGGTAGGCGTCTTGATGTGCCTTCTTAGCAATTTCCACCCTGTCTTCATCAGAACCGTTGATCCAGTCTTCACTGGTGATGTCTTCTGACAAGAACTGATGTTGAAGATCACCCATGATACGCTGGAACTCATTCTTCTGGTCCTCATCGAGAGGGTATTTAACCCCTCCCTCAGAGAAAGAATTAGGTGCAGCAGTCAATGGCGGATTCTTAGCAGTCGTATTCAATCTTGCGATCTCAATAGCGACAGGATCAGTTTCTGGTTTCTTCTCCTTCAAGAGAGTTTTCACGTCTCTACCGAAGGCATCGAAGCCAAGGTTGACATCGTAGGTATTGATACCAACACCAAACAACCCCGGAAGGGACATCGGGATACCAACTGCGCCTTCTTCCTTGATAAGCTCAGTCGCGTCCTGTAAGAACAAAGGAATGAACCTAGAAATAACAGCCTTCTGAAGTTCGAAGGGCTGTCCTATGGCGTCCTTTCCTCTACGCCAGTCGACGACGAAAGACGCCAACGGACTGAACTTGTTTAGCCCAAAGTCTTTGATGACATCAGTGAAGTCATCTGAACCGTACTTCTTACCGAGTTCAACCACCTCACCCTTGGCATTCTTCTTCTCGTTCTGTTGAACTCTCGCCCCAAGGGTGAGATACTGACCGAAGCCGCCGAGAATGTCATAGCGGGTATTACCAACTTTTACCTTAGCGAAGTCACTCGAACGAGGATCTGTCTCTACATCTGCTCCTGCTAGTTTAGCAAGCATAGCAGTAGTAGCAGCAATACCTCCGAAAGAGGCAAGGCTCTTCAAAGCTTCCTTACGAACGATAGGATCAAGCTTGTAGTATTCCCATGGATTCAACATGTGGACACGACTTGCCAACAGTCTAGGTGAGAAGAAAATCCCACTAAGAGCTGGAGCGGCTTGGTTGAATTTACCAAGATCGCCACGACCTGTAGCATTGTTGATGAAGCGAGAGATGTCTCTTGTGTTCTTTGAGAATGACTTCAAATCAACACCTGCATCTTCATACTTCTGTGCGATACTATCGAAGACATCAGCACGAAGTTTATTCAAGAAGCCTGTATAGGCTCTTTCAGAAGCACGAATACCACGACCTGCGAGAGGAATCTTCTCAGCCCATGTCGAGATAAATCTCTCTTCACGGTCTACGAGTCTTCCACCAAGATCAGCAATAGAAAGACCTGAATCTTCCATCAACTGATACCGTGGTCTACTTTTGATGTCGGCCATTACAGCATTGTAGGCTGTCTCACTACCAAACTGCTTGAACATTCCCGGAATACCCTTCCAGAGTTCTTTCCGCCCAATCATGAAAATACCCTGCCGCAGTGGCGCAGATAGATCCATTGAGGACATCACAGAACGAGGAAGATTCAAAGCGTTGGAAAGAATATCAAGACCCTTACTAACAGCCTTGGCTCTTGGGTTACCCTTAGCCAGAAGCTTAGCAACCTTCTCAATACCCTCAGGAGTTTGTAGGTCTTTCTTCTCTACTGATCGAAGCATCCTTCGGATACTATCACTAAGAGCTTTCTCCGAAGCGACTTCGATCTTACGAGAATTCAGTCCTCTTCCCCAATGGGATACGACATCATAGATTGACTGAGAAATTCTATCATGACGTTCGATTTCTTGACCAAGAAGATACTTCTCTCTTTCAGTAGCAAAACCTTCTGCTACCTTCTTAGAGAGATCATAAATCCGATTTCTCGATTCAAGTAGAAAAACTTCCGCAGCCTTGACTTCTGGAATACTGGCGTCAAGTCCGAGATTCTCCGCTTTCTTAGTGGTCATTTTGATATTACCAGCGGCTTCTATCGTATCGTCCCAAGACTGGAATGTCTTACTGATAGGAGTCTCTTTTGAGATCTCTTCGAGATTACGATTAGACCTGAACTTGCTAATTGCCTCGAATTCACCTCGCCCCTCGCGTGATCCCGGTCCCTGAAGAGGTCCGTCAGAACCTCTACCGGCTGAACGCTTCTTCATGAAGCGAGACCCAGACTGAACGAAGTCAGCGTCAAACGGGGACTTACCAGCACCCTTGACACGAGCCCCAGAGATACGATACCCTTGGATACGTGTAGCCTCAGGGTGTTTATCTAGGAGAGATCTAGCGATCTTACGGACAACACTAGGCCCAAATCCAGCAGGTCCCTTAGCACTATTAATGTTGAAGTCTGTTAGAGCACCGTCTTCGACATGATAGAAACCACTAATAGTTTCACCATCATCTGTGGTGTGGTGGAATCTCCAGTAGTCGGGCTCTTCGTCAGGGAAGGGTTGAACACTTCTTGTCTCTCCCTTAGGGGTCTTATTCAATTCCGCAGTAGCGGCTTGACTTTGAGCACGTCGCATCGTACGACGTTCTACTCCGTTACCACTACCATCTAGGTCAAGGGCATCGGCGTCTCTTTGCAGAGCAGCTACCGTAGAGTTCATAAACCTATTTCCAAGAGACTCTTGGGCGTTAGATGATGCCCTAGTTGCAGCATCATCTCGGAACATACGGTATCTTTCGACACCCTTAGCGTCTCCACGAGTAGCTCTTTCATCCATCTTCTTCTGGTAGTAATCGGCTTGTTCTCGGAAGAATTTAGCACTACCTGAACTAGTAGGCACTCCGTGCCTTTCAGGGTCACGTCGTTGCGCCGAGCGAAGATCTAGTTTTGCGCGGTGCCTGTAGTTATCTGCTCGACTTACGTTGCCCTTCTGTTCAGCCTCAAGGGCTTTACGAAGATGGTACTCCTCACTCTTCTTATAGTAGTCGGCCCATTCCTCATCACTAGCCTTGTATGCTGGAGTTTCAGGAGCACGGAGCTTATTATCATTAGCAGGTTTCGGAGCAGCTCTCATAAATCTATTACGGAAACCATTACTAGGGACGTCACGACCCATACCCTTGACGACGGCGTCATGTGCCATGCCAAGGATAGTTCTTATCTCGCCAATAGAGAAGTCAAGGTCGATACCGATCTCACGAGCGAACTCCTTGAGTTTATTACGGATACGACCATACACAGTCGGAGAGATACGCCCCTTCTCAGACATTTCAGCAAGAACTTCCTCAGCCGCTCGGGCCAAAGGATTCAAATCGGCTTCGTAATAGTCTGGGTTCTTGGCACGCCACGCGTCAACATCGGCTTTGAACTTTCTTGACTTGTCATAGAGATTCTCTAGGAAGCCATCAAGTTCCACTCCGAACTTCTGAGCCAGACCGTGGTGACCAAGACCCTCATGGAAAGTAACAGCGGAGATGATATCTCTAGGTGAAACACCAGTATCTGCGGCTTCTTCAAGGATTGCCTTTGAGTTCAGAACGACACGACCTTCTGGCGTAGTCGCACCAATGGCGTTAGGATCAAAACCCTCAACACCGTCGAAGGTGTCTAGAACATCTACCTCAGGGGCATTCGCCCACTTAGCAGTGATAGAGGTGACTTCATCACGGATAGCCGTAACAACTTCAGACTCCGATTGTGAAATAGCCGTTGGTTCAGGAGTATCCCCTTTAAGCTTAGCTTCGATTGCTTCAGCGTTATTTTCATAGAACTGAAGATCTTCTGGAGATTCAATTTTATCGCCACCCTTGATACGCTCAACGAATGAGTCGACAGTAGGTTCGTTACCACGATTACGGAAAGCATCAGCTTCTGCTTGAAGACGAGCTTCCATACCAGCCTCAGTTGCAGCAACCTTTTCCTCGTTAGGAAATAGATCGTCAGCAGTAGGTTCTTTCTTTCCCTTAAAAGCTTGTGCCTCTTGCTCTAGTGGATCAACAGGGGCTTGAGCCTTCTTATCTTGGAAAGCTTTGGCTTCATTAGAAAGAGTATCTTCCATTGCATCAACGGCAAGACCTTCTTCGGTGTTACGCACGCCTCTAGTGGCGAAACCTTCATCACGAGCCTTAACAGCAGTAGAAAGTTCAGCTTCATCAAATGGGTTCAGTTTATTAGCACGAGCCCAATCTTGCATCTCTTGAACGGTGGCTCCGGCCTCGAAGATAGCGTTGCCTTCAACAGCTAGTTTATTCCGACCACCTTTGGACATCATACCTGAAACAGGCGCTAGACCGGCTTCGATACCACCAAGAGGAAAGGCCTCCCCAAGGGCACCAATAGCGCTACCGGGGAGGAACTTATTACCATCTACCGAGAGTGCATCAGCAAGGCCGGTGGATTCCGCAAGGTTATCCATAGCCTCAAGACCAGTATTAACACCGGCTCCAAGGTACTCACCACCTCTGGCTACAAGATCTGCACCAGACTGAAGAGTGTGGAGAGGATTAGGAATACCAGTGTTACCAATGAACGGATTGTCACCACCAAAAGTATTTACCGGATCCAACCCCGGACGCTCCCCCTGAGCCTCTGCGAGACGCCGATCAAATATACTCGAAAGGTTCTCGCTAGAGGGCTGAACAGGGGCCTCATTAGGAGAGACTTGACCACCAGCAACAGCAGCTTGGAGTTGCTCAGGGGTTGCCCCCTCAGGCCCTTCAATATCATATTGATTGCCGTTACCGTCATCGACAGTATAGATCATCAGCTTAGTTGCCAATGGTTGTCTCCTTGATTGGTTTATTGAGCCAGCGGTACGCCAGAGCCTGAACTCGGTCTAGAGCCGACAACACGAAATCCTGTAGACTTCTGTGGTGAAGGAGTAGAAATTTGACCTCTACGTCCAGCGCGACCTTGCCCTCTATCGGCAGGGAACCCTGCCCTTCTAAGAACTTCTTCTTGCTCTGGTGTCAATTCAGCACCGGATTCTCTAGCTCTCAGGAGAGGAACAACAATCTCGTTCGGAGAAGGTGCCCTTCCTTGAGGAGGCCGATTAGCTCTTGTAGTGTTAGCGTTAGCGTTCTGCCTCGCGACTTCCAATTGCTGTTGACGAAGGGGGATTTGCTGCTGTTGGTTAACAGTCATGTCACCAGCGCCGAGAAGCCCTCGTTGAACATCAGTCATACCTTCAGTAGGAATTAGTTCATTTACATCAAGCCCTAAAGCCTGTGCTCTCTTAGTTATAAGATCGATAGCAACGGCCTGTTTCTCTGGGGTATCAGCAAAATTCAACATACGAGCTGCGTAGTTCGAGAAGTCCTGTTTATGCTTATAATCCCTATCAGCGATTAGGTCTTGACGAGCCCCGTCAATAGAACGAAGCTGACCTTGCTGTGTCTGGTTAGTTTGAAATTGCTTGAACAGATCCCGCGCCATCTCAAGACCACCGGGAGATTGAGACAATCTTTCCATAGCGGCTAGGGGATTGGCTGTGAAGCCGCCCATGGCGTCCATCTGTTGTTCTTGTTCACGACGAGGGCGATAGATTTCTTTGCCACCGCCTTGTACAAGGAAGGCATCACCTAGAGTACCAAGGATATCACGGAGTGTACCCTTCATACCGAACATGCCCTTACGCTCAGGCGCATTACCTAGAGCGCTTTGAGCCTCTTCTAGGAAGGATCTATTCCCCATTGCAGGAGGAGCAGGATCATCCTCTACAGGTTGCGCACCATGGCCGTTGACAGTGATGTCCTGACTAATTTGATCAGGATCGAGATCAGCGATACTGGATTGAAGTAAGTTCAGAAAACCTGCCATCTCAATTACTCCAGATTAGGTCGTAGTTGACTGTCATGAACCCATCAGCGGTCAATGGTCCAAGGGCCTCAGGACGGAGCTTAGCAACCTCATCAGCCATAACGCCAATGTGCTTACCGTCCGTACCCTTGTACTTGAACTCGTAAACCTTAAGGCCATCAGGCAGAGTGAAAACGTGTTTCTCTTGTTCCTTCAAACGAGGATCAGAAGCAGCAAAACCGCTAGCGACTGTACCAAGGAACTTACCAATGCCGGGCTTTTCACTAGCGTTTTTATCAGTAGAGCCTTCAGATCTCTGACCTGCACCAGCAATGAGCTGACCAGCATTCATACCCATGTTGGCAATGTTCTGTTGATGGCCAAGGTACTTATCGGCGAACTGGTTCTGAATGTTGTTACCGAAGGATTGAAGCGCTTTGCCTGTTGAACCAGAGCGAAGCAGCCCACCAGCAGCAGCATTACCTGTGATACCACGGGACCCTTGTTCCGCCATAGCGTTGAACCCTGTGGCATTCTTGAAAGCGTTAAACCCTGATGTGTCACCGGACAGAAGCGCTTGCATAGCGTTAGTGCCAGTGCCAGCAGCACCTGTCAATCCACCAAACTGTTGTTGGATGAAGGGATAGGCTTGGTTAAACGATTGTTGTCTGGTAGTCTCCTTGGACTTCGAACCGCCAAAAATAGAACTCATTGATTAGCCTCCCATTCGGACTTAGTTAAGATTACAAGCTCGTAAGGCTCGACAGTAGTTTCGATGGTTCCATATGATTTGAAACCGAGTCGCTTGTTCATCCAAAGAGCGCCTTTGTGGTGTGTTGGTGTAAGGCCACGGATGACTTGAACGTCGTAGGGACCAGTGAATATTTCATGGAGCATTTCCTTTGCTAGCTGGAGAGCTTGCTTTCCTCTTGCTCTCATGAAATAATGCCCTGATACAAGACCAAGACCTTCTCTCTCGAATAAGGCGTAATTACCTTCACCATCAGTCAGGGCAATATTCAAAGGGTTCTCCAACCACTCGGCAGGAAAGAACCCCTTGATAGGAAGGTAAGGCCCCATTGTTGTAAGTAACCCAATGAGTTCTTTTTCTCTTACTATCATACAGCTGCACCTGTTATAACAGAAATCCAATTTACCCCATTACTAAAGGCTTGCGTAGCGCCCCCTGTAGCGTTACTGACATAGATCATCTGGCCTTCTGGAGTTGCAGAAGGAAGAGAAGTTCTAACATAGGATCTAAGTTGGAAGTGACGATTCACATCAATCACTACTCCATTAGCAAAGGTAAAACCGTCTGTCCAATCTATTTTGGCAATACGCGATCTAGACGTACTCCCAATAGGGGTAAGTTCGAGAGTAAAATACGTTCCCTGAGCAGTAGATGTTATGTCTTGTAGAGCAGCAAAGCCTGCGAAAGCTATATTACCTGAAAAAGCTCCTCCAGAGTGATACGCCCTACCTAAGAATCCTGAAATTTGATCATTCGTGATGACACCAGAAGGAGAGGCAATAGTACCTCTCGCTTTATTTCCACGAAAATTAGCCGAAGAAGTTCCAGTATTATATTGGAAAAGCTCGAATAGCGAGGCAAGATTATCTTCACGAGTCAACGATAGATTAGAAACTGTAGGGACTTGAATAGACAGAGAACCTGTCATTGTTCCGCCAGTTTTCTGAACGAACTCAACTGTAATATCTGAGGGTTTAATCTTCATGGCATAAATCCTGTAATGGCTACGTTATCCCCAGAAGCATTAGTTGTAAGTGTCAGAGTAGCCCCAGAAATAGAATACTCCGATGTCGGATACCTCAATCCATTCACGAACACTGAAACAGCGCTTGGTGAAAGACCTGTTGTTGGAAGAGTCACCCCTTGACTTACTCCAGTACCAACTGCTGTCGTTTCAAAAGGTGTTCCAAATGTGGTTGGTGTACCACCTCGCCCGTATAAGGTTATTTTCGACCCTACTGCAAAGTTACCGCTGCCGCCGAGAAACGCCGTTAGTGACGTAATCGCAGCGGTTAATCTTATCTGCCCGGTGCCGACAATCAGCCATTGCGCACCTGTGGTATTATTATTGTTATTTCGCCCTTGGGTGTTGTATACTTTATTGAGCACGGTGCCGGAATAATTGAAAATTTCCATAGTGCCGCCAGCGGCGAACCCGGCTGTGGCACTCGCTCCTGCGACATTAAGGCAAGCGGCGATGGAGTTATTCGCTAGTTGCTGGTCCCCCGTGTTAGCGGAGCCCGGACCATCAATCAATCTTTGACGGTCGTAGATATTAGTAGATAGGCCGTTAACGCGGATATTAACATCGTCAAACGTCGCTGCGGCGGTAGTTCTACCACTGACAACTAAGACTAAATCTTCAAAGCTTTGCGGAATACTGGAAAAAGTATGAGAGGTCTCGGTACCTGTAGCTTCCCAAGTCTCAATTTTAGTGAGCGCTCCACCTCCCCCTCCAGTGGTTCCTTTCTTCTGGCCGAACAGATAAATATCTCCGGCTAGAAGATTTCCGCCTGCGCTATTAAGAATTCTCAGCGCGTTAATGGGGTTCACAACGTCAGCTAGAAACCGCCATGTCGTCGCCGCGTTCTGTGACCACATAGGTTTAATTCCACTGGCGTTGATGCTGTGGATCAGACCCGTTCCCGATCTAGCGGCGGTCGCGTTCGTTTCGTGAAGCGCCACCATGGACCCAAATGGAGCGGTAGAACCGGGCGTGCCGTCTGCATTGTAGTAGGTATAATCTCCGGCGGTATTCCAGAAAGTAGCGCCGTTGTTGGTGGAAACCTGATAAGCCCTTCTCCCTGAGACGGACGCACTGACCCCGTGAACGAGGAACATCAGGGACGTGTAATTTCCAAGATTAATAAAATCCGCCGAAGACACAGCACTAGTGATAACCCGATGCTCGATCAACTCCCATGGAGAGCCCCCGCCACCTCCTCCACCACCTGATTGATCGGCCGGGATCCATTTTCCCGAAGCGAGATCAAACACGAGAACTTGCCCATCCGTAGGAGGGGTAGTTAGATCAACGTCATTGAGGTCAGGGACACCACCGTCGAAATTCAGAGTGACATCATTAGAAAGACTACCACCCCCTGACAGAGCATCGCCAGCAATGATGTCTCTGCTGGAGGCCCACGAGTTGATTAACTCCTGCGCTTGCTCAGCGGTGATACCTTGGTTAATATCGATTTGACGTTGCTGAGCCCACCTGATAAAGTATTCAGTAGGGGTACCGTCTTCATTGATAATAGGGAATTGTTTACCTAGTGGTTGAAGTGCCATTCTATTTACTCATTAACGTCTAAACTATCAATCCTAGAGAATGCACCATTGTCAGTGATCTTAAACAAACGACCGGGATACCGAATCTGCCCAAGACTTCTCCAAGTAAATCCTTGGTTGTAATTCTCTTGAACTGATACCTGTGGTTCATCTGCCGAGACGTAAGTATTGCCTTGATCATCTGAATACTCAAGAGTAACAGTGTTGGCAGATACATAAGGATAGCCAGATGAGGCTGTTAGATCGACAGAGTAAACAGGAATAGTATTCCTATCCTTTGTAATCATTTGCCCAGTAGCTACTCTTAAGAACGGTGTCTCATCAGAACCGAAGAGAGGATCATCTGCTCCTTTTTCAGGATCGAGAACCCAAAGAACTCCGTAAGAGTCATCACCTACGATTACATTGCTTCCGTATTGGCCGGGAATAGAACCAGAAGATTTCCAATTCATGCCGACATTGGCTCTCCATCTGGAAGAGTCTGGGGAAGCCCACCAAGCCCACTGGCCTGTGGTAACATCAAACACTAAAGTCTTTCCTGTTGTACCAAGACGAAGAATGAAATTGTCATGTCCGTCTAGGGTGTACCACCAAGACTTCAGCCTAGGGTTTTCAATCTTCCCTCGACCAACGATCATTACCTGAGAACTGGTAACTTGCATCTGTTGAGAGAATCTCCTGTAGATAACATTCGAACCACCGTAGGTAACACGAATCTCTTCAGCAGGGATATTGTAAGCAACAAGAACTTGCGCTTGTGGCAAATTCATTTCTTGAGCAGATTGACGAACAGCGGCAATCAAACCAGATTGAGGTGCTCTAATTTCAGGAGTAAGTGCCATTGTCCGTCTTTCTTAAATTACGTAGTCCGATCAATCTGTAGCTGAACATCGTTAACCGCATCAGGCAACCAAGGGGCTGTTGTCGCAGGATCGACTTCGAAGATATCTCGCCAGTAGGTCTGCGCCACAGTGATAGGTCGATCTAGACCAAGGGCTGTTGCGGGTGTGCCGTCTGGATCAGAGATAAGACCAGTTTGCAAGGAGCCGTCACCGCCGTCGCTCTTAGCTGCTCTAACGTAAGTGATAAGAGCTTTAATGCTCGTTACCTCCGGGGGAAGATCAGAAAGAGTGGCGACATAACCATCAGGAAGAGGAGAGTCCTCAGCGAAGATATACTGCCCATCGTTGGGTGGAATATTGTCAAGGATAGAATAGCCATCAGTTCCTGTGGAAGGTGTCCAGTTCAACGCAATATCTGATGTAGGTGTCAAGTTATGGACGATCACAGAACCAAGGAAATCATTGTTCTGAGTACCTGCCCCGTTCCAAACCACCAAGTCCTTAAAGTACGCGAAAGCGTTAATACCAGCGCCTGAGGCTTCCGTGCCGATAGATACCTGATACGCAGGGAACGCACCTGTGTTGATATTCTCTTGAAGGAGAACAGTCTGGCCTTCAACACGAACTTCTAGACTACCTACAGTAGCATCCATGAAGGCTTTGAATTCGATGTGGTACCAGCCATTAGCAGTAAGCACAGGGTTTACCGTCTCATACGATTGCGCACCGATACCTTCAACTCTGATCCGACCAGTTTCCGTTACGTACAATCTGAACAGTGTACCAATGGCCGCATCTTGAAACCAAAAGGAAGGTGCAGCCCTACCAGCCCCAGTGGTCTTAGTAGGAAGAGAACTCATCCATATTCTGAAACAAGCGCCTACAGTGTTGTCCAGTGTCGGTAGGACAAACCTAGCAAATCCTGACCCAGCACCGTAGCCGGGAATAAAAACCTTACCACCGCTGACGCCATCAGGGTCATTGCGGAGAGGTTGTTGCCCGCTCGGGGTTGTCGTTACGACTTGCGCATAAATACCGTTAAGCATTAGCGCATAGGTAGTGCCGTAAATGCTAAAATTATCGGCGTGAACAATAGCCATTAACGGCCTCCTTTATAGAACATAATTGTTTTGAAGAGCCATTGCTTTACGAATCTCTTCTTCGATATCAGGAGTGGAAACCCTTTGAGGGGAGCCCCCTTTCAACAGGAACACACCACCATCTGAGTCGACAACAACAAGAGTTTCGTGAATAGCATTAGCTGTGTTCTCCCAAGACCCCCTGTCGAATACAACACCTTGAAGGCGGCGCATCGGGGTATCAGGGTCTCCTGTAGGATACCAAGCCTCTGTAGTGCTTTCACCGGGAAGCCAGAACTGATCACCAAAGACTTCGACACCGAAGACTCCATCAGGGGATCGTTCGGCAGTAGCGAAGTTCAACGGATTAACAGTTATCTCACCGGGCTCAATCCAGTAGAAGCGGCCTTGAAAACCGTCAGACTGGGTAGGAATAACAATGACAAAAGAAGCAATAACTGCTACGTCGATAGCACCAACCTCGTCAGGCATTTGAACCTGAGATACAGTAGGAGTACCGCCATTAGCGAGTGTACCTCCTTCTGTCCATGAGATACCAGCACCTGTTTCTGTTGTGATAATAGAGTTACCTACCGCCCCAACGATCTTAGCCCTTACACTCATCAGAGTAGAAGTTACAACAGTAGCTGTTACGGTTGGATGCTCTTGGGTTCCAGTGGTGTACTGTGTCCCTTCAATCCCAGAAGTATTGATTGCATCAAATAAGTTGGTGTAAGCATCGATGGTTGCGCTACCCAGAGCGACCAACCAAGGGCTGCCGGAGCTGCCATCAGGAGTGCCAGTATTGACGGAACCACTCGTGAACTTGTAATAGATGTTATCAATTCTAATTGTGTCATTATTGGCCGGGCTCCCGGTAAGTGAGTTATTAGCGTATCCGTTAGCGATGTACACTAGAAGGTTGCGACCATCAGCAATAAACAGATACTCAGGGGTTTCTCCAATCTGAGCGGTAATGGCCATGTTGACCGTACCTCTCTCAGGGTTGTAGAGACCTGAATAGATTTGGGTTTGACTTAACTTGTTGTCCATACGGTACATGCTCTCACCAGAAGCAACAAACAAGTCGCCGTTGAAAGAGCCGGGCTCAGAGTGCATTCCTCTGATTGGACCGTTCCCTATATACGTCAACCTCCGAAGACCGGGGCGAGCAATAAGAGAAGCTCCATCCTCTGAAAGAAAAGGGTTCTCCTCGAAGAACCTATTTCTCATGATCAAAGGACCTGCATTAGCTACTTTCCTGCTGAAATCGCTAGTACGGAAATTTACTTTTACCATGGCCAGCCTTTAGTGAACATTGCGTTAGGGTTATAGAGCGTATAACTGTTGCCCCAACGATCTCTATCGACAGACATCTTAGACATACGAACGAGAGCGAGTTCGCTTCCTGTGGGAATGTTCTGAGTATACCTAGCGCGGAACTGTGTCCTGCTACGACTGAGAACTAGACCGGCCTGCTCATCCATCGCGGCACCATAAGAGGGGTTGATACGAAGGGCTAGCATCGCTACGAAGTAATCTTCGAACTCTACAGGGAACGGGAAATTGTCCTCAAGAGCAAGTGGAGAATACTTCATCCAGTTACCAAGATCAGCGCGGTAGAACCATTCAGCATCAAAACCGTCTGTGTCCATTGTTATAGACAGGCTGTCTTCAATAGTTCTTCCATTGCCGTGTACGGTAATAGGATAGGTTCCTAGTGTGTCACTAACATCAATAGCAGCAAAACGAGAACCGTCATCTGGGTCAGGGTGAAGGTAAAGGTTGATACCAGCAGTATCTACGTTCAGCATCACTCGGGTATTCTTAGGAACGAACCAGTCATTAGACGGCACCGTATCCCACCAAGGATACCCCGAGGGACGAGACACGTTGTTCCTGCCGATAGGGAAAGCCACAAGAGGATCACCAGCTTCGTTACCAAACACTGACTTAATGAGACGGTCTAGATACCGCAGAGCCTCTTCCTGCTGGAGAGCAGTAGGGGTGACGCCCAAGGCCAAAAGATTGCTCAGCCTAAAAGCATCAGTGATGATTTGAGAAACTAGCGTCATTTAGCGATCCTTAAGGGGCAGTGGGAAGAGAAAATACGCTAATGGTATTACCAGTGGGCTGGTTCTGAGTCGTTCTTACGTAGAAAATGTCAGTAGTAGGAACGTCAACCCAGAAGTCGTTACAATCAACCTTGAAACCAAGGACTGTAGCAGCCGGGGCTGAACTTCCAGAGGTGACATAAAAAGGATGATTGTGAGTCGAACTACGGATACGTAGGAAAGACACCCCAGCAGTCGTAACAGCGACCCACCCTTGTTCTGGTTTGATAGTGAAGTTAGCAGTAGCCATTTAATGCTCCTAGAAAGAGGAAGTCCGGGACATGCAAGCAGAGGCCCCGGACGTATTAATTAGGCTGTGCCGTTGAGACGGATGAGTCTACGACGATCCACAACGTTAGCCTTGATGGCAACGTCAAAGCGGATACGGTGTTCACCCGTGGCAAAGATCGAGTCCTGCCACATACGCACACTCAGCGGAACCTTAGTAAGGCTGACGCGCGAACCCTTGCCTGTCGCAGGGAGGATGAGGTCAGCCGTGTTAACGACGATAGCATCCTTGTTAGCGATGACGCGAGGCTGGAGAGTAGCCGAAGCTGCACCCTTGAACGTCACAGCAGCCGTATTACCAGCAGCCTGACCGACCGTACGGAACGGACCAGATGTGATAATAGCCGGGAAGACACGGACAGCGACAGCGCTAGCAACAGCGGTGTAAACACCAGCGTTGATACCATTGCCACCAGTGCCGCCCACGACACGGAACTCTTGGAGGTGGTCAAGCTGCTTCTTAGCGCGGTTGTCCCACGCATAGACACCAGCGATTGTGAACGTTTCACCTTCACGGACTGTCTGAGTCGCACCGCCAAGTGTCAGGTTCAGAAGCTGCGTCATATACTGACCCGGAGCCGGGGAGATGGCCACAGACTCGTAAGTCGTAGCCGAATCAGCCGTACCAGCCGAGAGAGCCGCCGTCGGGTTACGAGTACCCGTGGAGAACGCAGGGAGCTGCTGAGTAAACAAGGTAGGAATACCAGCAATCGAGCCGTCAAAGCCCCTGCGGTACATGCCCTCACCAAGGTCTGTCAGCGAGGCGTTATCGGAGATAACAGCCGCACCAAGAGCCTGACGGTCGCCGTACGAGAGAACCGCGCGAAGGCCAGTGTCATCGACACCCTCTTCCTTCAGACGGGTATAGCCCGAAGCTACGTCATCCCAAGCCGAGACAGCCGAGGTGCCGTCTCCGACCCAGTTATTCGCAGCGTTAGCAACGAACGCCATGATATAGGTATCAACGTCAGTGGCAAGTCGAAGAGCCGCCTTACGGAGGGCTTGACTTTCACGAGCCGAACCGATATCACGGATCTTGACGAAATCGCCCCAGCCCATGCTGGAGTTGATCGTCTGGTCGAGCTTGTACTGCTCAGAACCGAACACAGTGTCTTGGACACCGGCAGTAAGATCAGCGATGCCGTTAGTCGTGAACGAAGTCGTGTAATCAGGAGTGATCTGCTCCACGACAGTCAGACCGTTACGGTCGTTCATTTCACCGTCGAACTTTTTCCACGTCACAAGATCCTTGGAGACGAGGTTATTTTGGAAGATTGCAGCAAACGAGTTAAGGACCAGTTTTGCTTGATCTACAGTTACAGTAGCCATATATAGCTAACCTTTCATATGAGTTAACTCCCTCGTGACTTCTTCTTAAAGAATACAGCCTCGAAGTCGTCCAGTTTGTCCGTATCTGCTGGAATATCAGGCATCGCTACAGCCGACCCACGATTAGCGGGCGGTGGGGTAGGGGCCTTAGAGACACGGGGTTTTGCTCTTTGCTTTTCAGCGTCGGCATCAGCGAACTTACTCTCGATCCGGCCAAGGGCAATAGTTGCACCCGTTGCACCGAGACCAACAATCCGTTGAGCTTCGTCGACATTGTTAGCAAGATAGTACAGAACATCTGGACCGTACTCCATTCCCATGATGGTACTGGAGAGATACTCACCGTAAGCTTGGTCAATACCCTCGAAGGTAGAGACGAGAACCTCGCCCTTCTCCGTAAGGTCAGGATAACGCTCCTGAGCGGATGCCAGCTTTCCGGTCCATTCTTGCCCTAGCTTATCGAGCTGCTCTTGGGCCTTGCGCTGTTCAGAAGCTTGTGCCTCTTCCGCTTTTGCTCGTTCCATTTCCTGCTGGAAGGTGAACCTAGCGATATCGCGAACGAACAGTGGATCATATTCACCAAGAGGATACTTCTCAGTACCATCCTCGTTAGTATCATCCGGTGTAGGACCAAGGTTCTCGGGGGGAGCCGTGGTGACTGGTTTGGGAGTTACAGTGTCAGTGTTCTGTTTGAGCTTCTCGTTCTCTGCCTTGATAGCCTCAAGCTGTCGCTGAGTCTCTCTTAGCTCACGAGTGAACTCGTTGATACGTTCCTGAAAACGATTCTTCTTCTTTGGCTGAGGTTCATCAGTTTCCTGATCCTCCTCAGTCTCATCAGAGTCTTCATCATTGTCATCGTCAGGTGCGAGGGTATCATCGTCCTCGTCAATCTGAGTATCACCCTCTTCGGGCGTAGTAGCGTCGCGATCATCTTCCTCAGTGTCTTCTTTAGTTTCCTCGGCCGGAGGAGTTACAGACGTTTGGCCAAAAAAGTCTGTGGAGAAGGCATCAAGATCGTCTGATTCGACGAGGTTGTTTTCAATACTCATAGGTAAGATTTTATCGGTCCTTCAACCGTTTGCTCTGCCTTTATTGCGACTTGGTCCCGCTGCTGGAAGAGCTTTTTCCAGCGGGAGTCGAGTTCTTTTGTTTCATTTGTTCTCTAGAAAGCTCTTGATTTCTCTCAAACTCTTCTCGACGAATATCTTGTTCATCAAGCTTAGTTGAGCCGTCTAGGATCATACGGATAGCGTTCATCTCCATCTCATTGGCGTCGACCTCATGGTCAGACAGCGCACGGACCATCTGAGCCTTAGCCAGATATTCCTTGATGTCGAGTTCACGTTCCTTATTGTGCTTCTCCATCTTAAGCTCTTGGTTCTCGACCGAGAGTTCTTGGAGTTGCGCTTGCATTTGTTGAATTTGTTCAGGATTAGGAAGCTGCATCGCCTGCTTATCAGGGTCATCATCTTCAAGATACTGAGGTGGCACAAGCTTCTTTAATCGCTTGGCGAGCTTATCAGCACCGGGGAAGTCCATGTTAGTAGCAATGAGATCACCAGCCACCTGAGCAACCTCAGGAGCTACCTGAATCATATCCATCATGGCTTGAGCCGCCTCGACACGACGAGTCGTATAAGACGTACCAGTCGAGAGAGTGACATCAAACATGCCAACTGCCATATCAATGGAGTTCATGTCCATCGGGTCATTAATACGAATGAACTTCTGTGTCTGGTCCTCACCAATAGTTCGGATAACACGAGTACCGTCGTAGACCTGAGGGATCAATTGATTGATAACGTCACCGGCTTCAAGGACAGCAGCGTTAGCATTGTCGTAGAAGGTTAGTGCAGCGATATCGCCTTCACGCTGGCGGGCCTGAATGGCTCTACCAGAGGTCTCGTTAGAGCGGACACCAAGGGAAGCATCATGGATACCTGTAACGTCCTTCATATCCTGCGCATTAACAGCAGCCTCGTTAAGGAGGGATGCTTCAACAGGCGGGGGAGGGATCAGTTCAGGCGGAGCTTCGGCACCATCATTGTAAATGAGGAGAGGATCACGAGACAGATGAGCCTTACGGAACGCTTCTTCACGTCCTTCAACAGCACTCTCAGGAGCAATCCACTTAGCCTTAGGGGCATAGCCGAGTTGCTCAGCAGCAACCGAACGCCAGAAGTTTCTAAGGCGTACAGCATCCTTCATGAACCGAACAAGGCCGTAACGGACTCTTCGGCCACCGATATTGGTGACACGACCGGACATGCGAATGATGGGAAGGCGGTTTAGTTTGTATTCAAACGGACCAGCAAGGACGGCAAACCCTGTGACAAGGTGCATCTGGGCGTAGGAACACCAAGAAATTCTTGTCTTGACAGGAGGGCCATTCTCTAGTATAAGGCGGTCTTGGTTATCCTTGTCGATAGCAAAGATTTTACCATTGGAGAACATAGCCATGAGACGCTGTCTCTCGACGAGACGCCAATACTCTGTGACCCGATAGTTATCTGTATCAATCCAGCCTTCGACAGACATGGTATTAAGGGCATCATCTGCGAAAAGATCAGTCGGGTCGATTCCCGGCCACTTCCTCTCGAACTCATCCTTTGGAATCTTATCGTCAACGAAGACTCTCTTGGCATCACGGCCAGTAGGGTCAACTGAGAAGCGATCCCAGACGGTAGCGAGGCAATCTTCAATCGGACGAATGAAAAGGTCTTGATCGAATACGTCATCACGGGCGTACTCAACAGCGATACGGAAGTCACCGTCACCGCACTGGACGAGGGATTCAAAAGCTGAGTCATAAACACGATCAGCTCTGGATTGCATCTCGATAGACCGGATCAGATCGCCTCGGACAGAGGCTACATCAACGTCTTCATCATTACTGGGGACAACCTTAATCGCCTTCCGGGACTCTCTCCAGTCGCCCACAAGCTGTGCAGTGAACTGAGGGATCGAGTTAATAACTAGATTAGGAAGGCCCTTACGTTGCTCCAGAACGATAGGGTCCCACTGCTCACCGGCAGAGAACTTCTTATCGTCGAGGGCTTGTTCACGGTTGATACGATCGAATTCAAGATCCGACTGGTATTGCTTCCGCATGTCTTCAAGGAAAGCCTCTTGGGACTTAAAACCTTCCGGCTTGTAGGTAGCTGACACCGTACCTTCAATAGGCAGAGTATCAATCAGAGTGCCGTCTTTCTTTTCGACTGGCTTCTTTGTTGTAGGTTCTGCCATTAAATTAAATCATCCAACTGTTAGAGGTGTTGTTGTCATAATATTGTGCAGGATCGAAATCCTTAGAGACTGTGGTGATTGCTTCACCTTGTTTTGTGATACGTCTACGACCAGCAATGCTGTCGAAGATCTTACTCAATCCCCACACCAAAGCGTCTACTCTATCTGGGGAACCTGTGTTCTCGTCACGAATATTGTCGATTGAGAATGTACACATCTGATCTTCTAGTTCATTGAACTGCCCGACGTGGTGGATTCTACCTTGCTCATAAAGAGCTGAAATAGGTTCAGCCCGAACAATCTTGCCTCGTGAGGCATGGACTAGTTCAACGGGGACTGATCTATCTACGGACTTAATAACGTGGGAGACCATCTCACCACCATTGTTCTTTTCAGCAATGATCTTATCGGCTGCGTACTTCCTGTAGAGAGAAACAGCCTTACGTGCCCACTCTTCTGGNGTACCACGAAGGGAGCCGTCTTCTAGGACGTANCCNCGGGCGTAACCATCCTTGTCTCTAGCTAGNCCAACAACGACAATGCCGTTCTCGTCAGCCCTCTCAGAGGAACTAGCAGCAGGGTCAACAGCAACGAAGACCTTGATAAGGTCCTCAGGAGCCTCGTAGACACGAGTTCCATCGATGTCTTCACGCTTCCACAGAGCACCGGGGATATCACCAAGGATCTCACCTTCAAGCTCCTGACGGCCAAGACGAGTTCCGGCATAGCGGTCGTACATCTCTTGAACAGCGCTCTCAGCGAGGTTGTCCTTGTTGTCCATCGTAGAACCACGTGTAACGAAAGTATTCTTCCGAGTAACGAGTTCCTTAATAAGAGCCTTAGGCTGTGGTGTAGTAGTTACGAGAGTCCTAGGACGATCACCAAGACGGAGACCGAACATTAGCTGATCCCAGATGGCTTGGATATAACGGAACTTAGCAAGCTCGTCGACCCAAGCGAAGTGATGCTGAGGGCCACGAAGCTGATCAGGTTCAGTAGCGTTATAGACCCATGCCTTAGTACCGTTGGGCCATGTCAATCTACGGTTAGTAGGAGACCAGCTCTCAAGGGTAAGGTTGGGGTCACACGCGATCAAACCAGAATCACCAAGGACCATAACGTCTCTGGCGTCAGCGGCTGTCTCAGCCACTAGGGCGATACGACAACCCGGATTCTCAGCAGCGATCTTACGGATCCACTCAGAACCCATCCTTGTCTTACCGAAACCACGGCCAGCTAGGACGAGCCAAGTCGACCAATCCCCCTCAGGAGGAAGTTGATTAGGTCTAGCCCAGAAGGGCCAGTGCCATTTTAACTCAGCCGTCTGTTCCGGTGTTAGGGACGCTAGCCAGTCCTGCCTTTCGCTCTCGCTCAGCGAGGCGAGCAATTGAGCTGGTGAAATCTGCGACATCTTCTTTTATCTTCTGTTCATATTTAATTGCTTCACCATCAGGGCCAGAAACTTCTTGACGCTCTTTCCAAAGTGCTATGGACTTACCAGCGAGTTCAATGGCTCGGAGGAGATCCTGTGTTTTAACACCGTCCTGTTCGATGATATTAACGAGCTTATTGAGGAGGTACTCGGCTTTAATTTCCAATTTGTCCCTCCTTTCAGATTGTCTCTTCTCTAGCTCTTGTGCCACTAGGGGATGACGACAAAGCTCTACACCAATACGGTTGGGATTGTTTGTTTTGTAACCAGCTCGCAGAACAGCCTGTGAAGCGTTCAGATCAAGCATGTACTCATCAACAAAAGCTCTTTGCTTTGCTGAGAGTTTAGAACCTTTTCCTTTTGTGGGAATCGGTCTATTGGCTGTTAGGTACGCCATTTTGAAGACCTCCTCTATCTATACCGCTATTATACCACATTTCGAGGTAAATGTCAAGCAGAAAATTCATAAAAGGAAAGAAAAGTAGAAAATAAGTTCATTTTTTATTATTTTCACTAGAAATGTACGAATTGTTCATTTTTATCTTGACAGAATGAGCAAACTATGGTATAATAGCATATAGGCTGCAGAGGGTTAATACACCCTAATATTAATATTGCTATAACTACAACCTAGGGGATAGGAGCGTAAGGAGCGTAGCGACTGGAGCGACTAGGGGAACAATAGTAACAACAAATCACCTAAGAAGACCTTCTAGAAGCAAGGGGCGATCTGTTTGTTATTTTATTATTATTTGATAATAGAAGGAGACACTGAGAGAACTAGGGCGACCTTGGGAGCCCCGTAGGAATGTCAATAGAGAAGAAGAAGTAAGAACCCTCTGAAATCGATTCTAAGCCCCGTACAGAGGTATTAGGGGAATAGTGGTACATGGATACCATTGAAGCCTGTAGGAACTCCCTATGGGCTATTTTTATGTCTTAAGCAAAAGGTCGAATCCTGAATTTTTTATCTAGGAAAGGNGGTCACCTGACTACGCCACATACGCGCGTGTGCTTTCACCCCCCCCCTCCCGATGGTACGATATAACATGGCAAGAGTGTCCCCGGCCCCCTGAGTGAGAACAAAGAGAGGACATATCAAGAACTTAGCATGATCTAACTCAACTCACCGCTAGAAATGCACGGCTTGTCGCAACCTATGAGCTAGGAATGTCAAGCAACCCTTACAGGATGTCCGCGCCTAGTGACATCAAGTAAAGGGACCATGACAGGGGAGGAGCTAAGTCATTGAAAACATGCTGCCTTGTTTCTGCCACAATTCGGTTCTAGATTGAAAACATCGAAAGACGCACTGGCCTCTTTGAGGGGCGACAGAGGGAAGCGACCGGCATGAAACAAGGTCTATTAGCGCCCTTACTTGTAAGTTCCTCTGTCTCTTTCGGTGACATGCTTGCCTAGGCTTGACAACCACTTCAGGAAGTCTTACTAGGTGAGAACAACCTTGGGAAGTAACGGCTTTGAGCCATGAAACCCGCTCTTCACTAAGAGAATGAGGAAATATCATGGCACTGTCTCGGAATGAGCGCCGTAAGGCTGCTAAGGAGCGGTTCAACCGCAAAGTCCTTAACCAGACCAAGGCTAAGGTAGCTAGGGCAAGGCAGGCTGTTAAGGATACCGTCCATCTCAATATGAGTGATCATGTAGAGAGAAACTTCTATCCTCAGTCGTCCTCGTCTGTCATGGCCGGGCAAAGCCATCGTGGCTATGTCTGTAGGGCTGGAGGCTCTATCAGCAAGCAAGGCGCGCTTGCCCTCTCCACGAGGGTTAAGACCGGAGCCCAAGGCGCTGATAGGTACGCTCGCCCTTCTAAGGCAGACCGCCATAACTGGCCTATCGTTTAACAGGGGTTGTAATCCCTTTCTAGCTATGATATTCTCCTTAGTGAGATAAACGGGTGCCGAAAGCTTAGTGGCTAACGCCTATGCTTACCCGTCTAAAAACGGAATGGTAGCCCTCTAGCGCAAGCGGCTAGGGTGCGGCCCGAGGGAGTTTGACACCTTCCTTGTTGGAAAGGACGCTTGGGCGCTAATAGCCCTTGGCTGTCGCGGATGATGTAATGGCTGCCTTGTGGCAGGCGAGGGAAACATATAACGATGCCCCTTGCTCGAAGCTTGGACTGCAACTGTCTTACATCTGAAAAACCGCCTGCTATCGGCTCTAGGGGCATAGACTATGCTATGTTTGGGGGCGCGGATGGGGGAAACGCAAACAGGGGATTGCTTGCTGTCCTATGTCAAACCTACGTCGGGAAGTAGGGTCAAGACTGTGACTTAGTGGACGTGAGAATAAGACCGGATTGATAAATCTATCATCTGGCATCTGAACATGAACCCCAAAACATATTCAAATATGTTCATTTCCTAACCAAGGTTAAGACGGATCGTGGGGGGCATCGCCCCCAACACCCCCTAGAAGCCCTCCACGGTCTTTCTTAGTCATGGGTAAGGGGAACGCTATGTATTATTGGTTTAGTTCAGTCGCGAATAGCTACTATGTCCTAGACGAGAACAAAATAGTCAAGGGTGGCTATCTTTACTCCAGCAATGTCCTAAAGGACTATCCAAACGCACGCTTCTGCAAGTGCGATGAATAAATGAGAGAGGAAGTCATGGGTGGCATACATCTTAATGGTCGCCGTAGTGATGGTTATTCTTTACGCGACGCACTCATTAAACAAGGCGTAACAACAGAGGAGGCTCTTAGAAAACATCTTCGCTTCGTTCACGATACTCTAAGTGTTTCGGACCAACTAGATATTACTAGGTATCGTGTTAATAAAAATTACCCTAATGGCGGCCCTGATATGGGCTGAGGGGGACTAGGGCCATTTAAGGTCACTGTCTATGGGAAAAGTATTCTCCCCTGATAAGAGCGTGAGAAAGATTGATCCTGTTATTCTGAGGCAAATAGAATCGGCTGTTAACAAGCTACTAGATGCCCGCAACACTCTAATAGAAGAAGGGCTCCCTACTGAAAAAGCGGAGTTCTATCTTCGTCAATCAAAACATATAATAAGGTCGGTAGAAAAAATGTGCCATTTTAGAGCGTAAGGGCCGTGAACCAAACATTTGCGGCCTTTATCCCTGCAATGGCGGGAACAGACCTTCACAAGTCTGACATACTATGACGTGAAAGGAAAATGTCATGATTGACGTAAACGACAAAATCAAGGGTGGCGCTGCAATTGACGTTGCCATCAAGAAAGTCGCCGGGGCTTACGCAAAGGCGCATGATCTCGTGCAGGAAATTGCTGTGGCTATTGTGTCCCATGCATCCATGCATAAGGATTGCACTCGTGCCCTTACCCTTGTGCGGGCCGTCCCTGTTCAACAGGCTCGCTCGCTCATTACCTACTTCATGACTGTCTCGCCTATCGGCGTTCTCCTGTCTGAAAATGCAAAGGACGACAAGGTTCGGTTCCTTGAAAAGGAGTCGGC